GTGGCTAAAGAAAAGCTCACCAAAACGAAAATTGAGAAGCTGACTAAGCCCGGTGTCTATAGCGATGGCGCGGGTCTTTTCCTACGCGTTCGGGTTGGTGGCTCAAAGTCTTGGCACTTCATATGGAAGAAGGACGGCAAGCGTTCTGAAAAAGCCCTTGGCCCATATCCCGGTTTCAGCACGCGACCGGTGACGCTGGAGCTTGCACGGGAAAAGGCTGACGAAATCCGAGAGCGGCTGGCCCGTGGGCAGGATGTTGAAAGCGATAAAGAAAAGGGCGAGCGGCCGACCTTCCGAGATATCATGCGAGATGTAATTGATATCAAGCAGAAGGCGTCCAAGAACGCGAAGCACGCGGCGCAGTGGGCAATGACACTGGAAACCTATGCGAAGGCGCTTCACGCCCGCCCTGTAGGAGAAATTACGCTCGCCAATGTAGCTGACTGCCTCAAGCCTATATGGAGCGAAAAGCCGGAGACGGCTGACCGCACCCGAATGCGCATCGCCACGGTCATGGATGCTGCTAAGGTGCATGGGCACTACCAAGGGGACAATCCGGCAGCGTGGAAAGGTGGGCTTGAGCACCTTCTTCCCGCCCGGTCTAAGCTGACGCGCGGTCACCACGCGGCATTGGATTACAAGGCCATGCCGAAAACCATGAAGGCTCTTCGCGCGTCCTCTGGCGTTTCTGCGCGCGCTGTTGAGTTCGCTGCTTTGACAGCAGGACGCTCCGGCGAGATACGCGGCGCGGTATGGGGCGAGATCGACTTCGATGCAGCTGTTTGGATTATCCCCAAGGAGCGCATGAAAGCCGGGGTTGAACACCGTGTTCCGTTATCTGCTCGTGCAGTCGAGATTCTGCGAGAACGGGAACCCCATGCAACGGGCGCGCTTATTTTCGAGGGTGGCAAGGAAGGCCAGCCAATAAGCGATACGGCGATGGTGAAAGCTTTACGGCTTGCCAGCGGAACGGGAGACACGTTGCACGGGCTGCGATCTACATTCCGCGATTGGGCTGGCGATGAAACTCATTACCCTAGGGACGTCGCGGAAGCAGCCTTGGCCCACGCTGTGAGGGATAAAACTGAGGCAGCTTATAGGCGCTCAGATGCACTAGGAAAGCGTCGTGCCCTGATGACCGATTGGGCCGCTTACTGCGGAAAAGATGCGGAACCGAAGTCTTGATGGCTCAAGCAAAAAAATGTTTTAGGCCGCGTTTTTGTCAACAGATTAGCGAAAAAATATACTTGAGCCTATTTTGCGTTTTTTAGTTGCGAGCAAGAAACGCGCGGAGCTATAAACCATCCATCGCAAGTGAATTGGCGATCACCCGAACAATCAGCGCGTTTTCGTACCGGCCAAAGGAGGTCCGGTAATGACGAAGTGCGTCCAGAGAAAGGAGAATATATGCCTGAAAATACTTTGCCGCGCCTTATGTCCCCGAAGGAAGCAGCGGCCGAAACCACATTTTCCGCTGTGCAGCTTACGCTTTTGAGCGCAACCGGTCATTTCCCGAAAGCCGTCCAGCTTTCCACCCGTCGTATCGCTTATGTGCGTAGTGAAGTGACAGCGTGGCTTGATGAGCGAATTGCCCGCCGCACGGCTCACTAGTGGAAGCGCATGCAAATGACTCCCCCGGTTGGGGCGGGAAGTTCAATTTCGAAAAGCTAGGCAAGAGGCGGGCAGCTATCGAGCCGCAGGCGAGTGGGCCTCAATCGGAAATCAAAAGCCGCTTCAGCCTGATATGGGCGCATGACATCGGAGACGAGGATAACCACAAGGAATGGATTATCCGGGACATCTTCGGCGCTGGTGAATTCTCTTACATCGTAGGTCAGCCCGGAGCCGGGAAGAGCATGTGCGCGACCGATATGGCGTGTCACCTCGCAGCCGGTTGGGATTGGCACGGCTTTAAGGTGAAGAAGCCGAGCTTTGTGCTCTATATCGCGGCAGAACGGGCCAAACTGACGCGTAGACGCATTAAGGCTTGGCGCAAAAAGCATTGCTTCAGCGACGATCTGCCGGTGCTGGTTGTGTCTGGCTACATGAACCTGACGGACGGGCTGGAAGACGCGAAAGAGATAATCAGCGTCATTGAGCAGGCGGAAGGTGAATGCGGGCTGGAATGCGGTCTTATCGTAATCGACACATTGACCCGTGTCTTCGGTGGCGGCGATCAGAACGCCTCTAAGGACATGACCCGGCTGATTGATGCAGTGAGCTTGATACAAGAGACCGTTCCTCGCGCGCATGTTTCCGTCATCCACCATACCACCCATGCAGGTACGCGAGCCAAAGGCGCGATTGATCTGGATGGCGCGGTTGATGTGTCGTTCATGGTCGGGCCGAAGGGCGGCGCCGTGGTGCTGGAGAATACCGGCGCGAACGATGGCAAAGAAGGCGACCTAATGGCCTACGAGTTCGAAAGCGTGACGCTCGGCAAGGATGACGAAGGGGAATGGACTACTGCCCCGGTTCTCGTTCCAGTGTCCCTGCCGGACACAAACGGAAAAGGGCTGCCGCCCCTGTCGAAGAGCCATAAGGACATTTTGGAAATTGCGCGCGAGTTAATGGGTGACAAGGAAGAGCCTGTTCCCGGCCAGTTGGTCAGGGAAGCCTATTACACGAAATACCCGAACAAGGATCGGGAGACGCTCAAGCGGGGATATAGCCGCGCAATCAAGTCATTGAAGGATCGGGGACTTGTAGACGCCTCTGACGGCTTCGTTTCGATCATTGAGGGACATTAGGGACATTTGGGGGACATTGTCCCGTTTGTCCCGGACATCGTAGGGGGACGGACAGGGACACACACCTTTAGGTGTGTCCCGGTGTCCCTCTGTCTGACACCAAACTAAGAAGGAGATACAATCATGGAAGGAATGCGCGAACAAAACGAAATGGTCATCCGGGCAACGGTAGGCGAGCCGGTGGCGTGGGATGGTGGCGAAGAGGGACATGTGCAACGGTTGTTGACGCTCTTGCGCAAAAGGACCGTGCCATCTGAGCCTATGACGCTGGCACGGCTTACGGGCTTAACGCGGCTGGATGTCAACAAGTACCTGTTGCGGCTGAAGCGGGCCGGTCTGGCTGATCCAGTCAGTCATGGCAAATGGGTTGCTGTATGAAGCGCGGCAATCTGAACAGACAGGTGTTTGCACATAACAGCCGGGACAACCGATTGCCGAAACAGCCGATACCGGTGAAGGCGCAGGTGATTGTTGCTGCCGCTATGCGGCAGGTTGCCCGACCCTCATGAGCAAATGGCCGTACAACACGGCGCAATGGCAAAGGCTCAGGCAGGCCAAGCTGATGGAGTGCCCGGTCTGCGAAGTGTGTCGTGCGCGTGGTGTCATCGAACTGGCAGACGTGGTTGACCATGACAAGGCGATCAATGCGGGCGGGTTAGCCTTTCCGCCTCTGTCCGACCTGACCAGCATGTGTGCATCCTGTCATAACCGCAAGACGAATGCGAAGGACCGACGCACCGCCAAGACAGGCAAGAGCAGCGGCTTTAGGCGGGCGTGGGCTGGCTTCTCAGAAAGCGGTGACCCGATTGACCCGGAAGGCTGGACCGATGCCTGACGGGCCTACCTGACCGAACCCAAGGGTAGGGGGCCTTCAAAGACGAAGGATCGAGTGCCTGGGATCGGCGATGGTCATTGGTGAAGACTTAGTTCCAAATTTTGAACGACGAAAAGGAAATCGTCATGGAAAAGTGAACAATGAAAGGAGACTATTATGGGCCGTCGTGGACCCGGCGCGAAGCCGAAAGCATCCGGGAAGACCGGGGATATCATGAGTGGGGCGGGTAGCAAGCACCGCAAGGTGCTTCCATGGAATGAGCCGGGGCTTTCTCGCCTCGAAGCCGTTGTCGCATTCGTCAACGACATGAAGATTACGCAGGGCAAACTTGCGGGCCAGAACATGCAGTTGCGTGACTGGCAGATAGACGAATTCCTTGCGCCGATTTACGCCGTTGACGAATTCGGACGCCGCCCGGTGCGCACGGCAGTGCTCTCGATGGGCCGCAAGAACGGGAAGACCGGCCTTAGCGCAGCGCTTGCCCTTTGCCATCTAGTAGGCCCAGAGGCGGAACAGCGCGGGGAATTGTACTTTGGGGCAATGGACAAGATTCAGGCCGGTAAGGCTTGGGCAGAGTGCAAGGCTATGCTGGAAGCGCACGTCGAGCTTTCGGAGCGCGTAAACATTATCAAATTCAGCAAGGAAATCGAGGTCGAGCCGGGTTATCCCGGTGAAGGCTCCGTCCTGAAGGCTGTGAGCGCCGATGCCGATTCCAAGCTCGGTTTGTCGCCTTCATTCTTCCTTGCCGACGAGGCCGGGTATTGGGTGAAGCGCGACCTATTCGACGCCATGGATTCCGCCCTTGGTGCGCGGGACGAACCGCTTGTGGTGGTAATTTCCACACAGGCAAAGGACGACACCCACTTCTTTTCCGAGATGATCGATTACGGCGTGAAGATAAAGACGGGCGAGATCGAGGACGAGAGCTTTCATCTGGCATTTTTCACGACTGACCCTGATGAAGATGCATGGTCTTACGAAACGTGGATCAAGGCCAATCCGGCATTAGGCGATTTTCTTGCCCTTGAACAGGTTGAGCGCATGGCGGCGCAGGCGCAGCGTATCCCCTCGAAGGAGGCCGATTTCAGAAACAAGATTCTGAATCAGCGGATCGACGGCACGGTGCGGTTCATCGCGGCGCGGGAGTGGAACGATTGCGATCTAGGCCCGATTGACGAAGATGCGTTGGTAGGCCGGGAATGCTACGGCGCTCTTGACCTGTCGGCAGCACGAGACTTGACTGCGTTCGTTCTGGTATTCCCGGAAGAGGATGGCCGCTTCACGGTTCTGCCGCGCTTCTTCCTGCCGGAATTCGATATCGCCGGGAAGAGCGAGAATGACCGCGTTCCTTACGATGTTTGGGCGCGTCAGGAATCGTCGCGGCTCACGCTGTTGCCGGGCAAGGTCATAGACCCTGCCTTGGTGGCGGAATACATCGCGGATGAGGCTGGGCGGTTCGATATCAAGGAAATTGCTTTCGACCGGTGGCGCATTGAAGACCTGAAGCGAGAGCTTTCCAAGGCTTCCATTGATCTACCGTTGCAGCCGTTTGGACAGGGATACAAAGACATGTCTCCAGCCGTTGACATGCTGGAGGTGGCCGTTGCGCAACAGAAGGTCAACCACGCCGGAAACCCGTTGCTTCGGATGTGCGCGGCTAATGCTGTGGTGACCAAAGACCCGTCCGGCGCTCGTAAACTCGATAAATCGAAGGCTTCAGGCAGGATCGACGGGCTTGTTGCGCTCGCGATGGCATTGCAGACTGCCGCGCGACATGAGGAAGACGATTCACTTCCGGCGTGTTTGATGGAAGATGCTTAATGTGAAGGACATGTAATGTTTGAAGTTGGCAAGGCATATGTACTGACGATTAGTGATAACGAGGGCTGGTTTTCAGGGATAAGGCAGGACAAAGTGCGGCTAGATTACTTATGCGTTTCTATCAATGGAGAGATCGTAACTTTCGAGCCTGTGAAGCTGGCCCACAATGAAAAGAGCGTCGCGAAACGCGGGGTTACCCTATTCGACACCACAAGCCCTAAGTTCATCTCGGCATTCGAATACGATGGCCCTATCGAAAAGATTTAGCCCGCAATTTTGTCAACCAAAACAGTGAAAAATATACTTCCTTGCCAAATGCGATTTTTGCTTGTTCGACAGTAAAAGCGGAGTATAACCACAGTCATCGAGCGGCAGCAAAGACCGCGCCGTTCGAAACACTCATACAATTCGAAGAGCTTCGCCCCGCTTAAGGGACGGGCAGCCCGTGCCATCGGCACGGAATAAACCAGCCGTTCAACGCGACCGGCACCAACAAACCCAACATCGTTGCGCCTACCCAACCGAAGCAATTCCGCATCGGCATGGCTCTTTGCGCGCTTATTCAGAAGGAGACCATATTTGAATATCCATCATCTTCGCGAAACCCGTGCTGCCAAACTCGCCGCTATCAAGGCTCTTGGCGACAATCCCGACAATGCGCAGTTTGCGACACTCGAAACCGAAATCCGCTCTCTTGACGGCCAGATCAAGAATGCTGCGACCATTTCAGAGTTTGAGCGTCATGAGCAGTCTCCGAATGGTGACATGGCCCGCGAACTGCGCAGCTACTCGGTTTCGAAGGCGATCCGCGAAGGCAATAGCGACAACCTGACCGGCCTTGAGCGCGAAGTTCATGAAGAGCTTTCTCGTGGCCGTGAAGTCCGTGGCCTGATGATCCCGACCGCCGCAATCTTTGGCGATGAGAACCGCGCGATGCTGACCTCAGGGACCGCAGGCAATACCGTTGCCACTGATATGGGCGGCCTGATCGACCGTATCCGCCCGACGCTGGCGGTGCAGGGTCTTGGCGCTACGATCATTTCCGGCCTGACTGGCAATCTCGATCTCCCGCGTCTGACCAGCGGCCCAACCGCCCATTGGGTCAATGAGGACGAGGCCACGACGGCGAGCGACGCGACCTTCGACAAGGTTTCGCTGAAGCCGAAGACGGTTTCCGGTGAGATGTATCTGAGCCGACGCCTTCAGCTTCAGAACGGCGTTGCGCTCGAAAACGTTCTCCGCAACGATCTGGCCTTCGTTCTGGCGCAGGCTCTCGATGCCGCCGCGATCAACGGCCTTGCAGCTAATAAGCAGCCGGTCGGCATCCTGAATGCTATTGCCGAAACCGTCACCACGTCTCCCGCGTTCATCTCGGATACCACGGCTGATCTGATCGCAGCGCTTGAGCTTGACGACGTGACCGGCACCACAGGCTTCCTGACGAACAAGAGCCTCATGGGTCAGGTCCGCAAGGTGAAGACCCTTGGCCGCGTGATCCCGGTTTCGGAACTGTTCCACGGCGAAAAGGTGGTTTCCACCAATCAGGTTCCTAAGGTCGGCGGCAAAGACCCGCTCATCTTCGGCGCATGGAGCAACCTGCTCATCGGTTATTGGAGCGGCGTCGATATCCTTCTGAACCCGTATTCGGACGCTTCCAAGGGCGGTCTGCGCATGCACGCCTTCCTCGACGCTGATATCGCAGTTCGCCACAACGAGGCGTTTGCATGGACTTCTACGGAGATCGCAGAAGACCAGACCGCAGGCAACAACAACGGCTAATGGCAGCGGTCGAACTAGCCGAAGCGAAGACTCACCTCCGCGTAGATTACGCGGAGGATGACTCCTACATCGCAGGCCTCATTAGCGCGGCGGAAAACTACGTCTCGGAAATCGGCGTCACCATCGCTGATCCGGCACAGCCAGCCGTGAAACACGCAATCCTTCTCCTTGTCGGCCATTGGTACAATTACCGCGAAGCCGCCGCCGAGAAGCCCCCACAAGCCATCGCTTTCGGTGTCAACGCCCTTGTGCAACCCTTCAGGGAGGTGTCCTTTTGACCAATATCGAGAAGCGCGCCGCAACGGACGTTAAAGCATCCGGGCGCAAACTGACGGGCTATGTTGCCACCTTCGGGCTTGAAACGCGTATCGGTGATTTCCGGGAGACCATCAGGGCAGGGGCGTTTTCTGCCAGCCTTCGCAGCAACCCGGATATCCTTGCCTTAGTCGATCATGACCCCGGCAAGATTCTTGGCCGTAGTGGTTCGGGCAGCCTGATCCTTGCAGAGGATCAAAGAGGCCTCCGCTTCGAACTGGAATTGCCGGATACACAGCTTGGCCGAGATATCTCTGCATTGGCTGCGCGTGGTGACATCGGTGGCATGTCGTTCGGCTTCAACGTCCCTGAAGGCGGTGATGAATGGGCCGGAGAGCTGCGGACGCTCAAGGCCATCGACCTCCGCGAAATCAGCATCGTGCAGGCCTTCCCGGCCTATAGCGGCACTTCGATCTCAGTTCGGTCCCGCTACGCGATGACCGATGCTGCCCGACGCATCCGCATTCTGGAACTGGAAGGAGGCGCCTATGTGGAATCCGTTTAGCACGAAAGAAAGCCGCGCCGTTGCCACAAGTGATCCTTATCTAGGCGAATTCCTCGGTGCGCGCTGGCAGGCACGGGCCGACATTGAAAAGGCCAGCGGCCATGCCGTCGCCCATCGGTGCATTCAGCTTATTGCGGAGCAACTGTCGTCAGTCCCTCTGAAGGTCTACCGCAGAGAGGCAGACGGGGGCCGTGTAGCGGCTTCGGACCACGCCCTTTACTCGGTGCTTCAGGATAGCTTTTCGCCGTTCCTGACCGCGTTTGAGGGCCGGGAATGGATGCTGGTTTCCGCCCTGATGTATGGCAATGCCTATGCTCGCATCGAGCGGAATGGCCGCAGCCAGATTGCCGCGCTTCATCCGCTGAAGTCGCCAAGCGTCACGGTCGAGCGGCTTTCGTCTGGTCGGTTGCGCTACAAGGTGGCGAAGGACAACGGCGGAACGGAGGTCTTCACTCAAGACGAGATTCTCCATGTCCGCTATCGGACGGGTGACGGCGTTCTAGGTCTGTCGCCTATCCAGATCGCAAGCGCGGCCTTCGGTCTCGCTCTTGCGCAGCAGGACACGGCGGGCGCGGCGGCAGAGAACAGTTTCCGACCGGCTGGCGCTCTGGTGTTCCCTGAGAAGCTAGGCGGCACCGGCAAAGATGATGCGATCAAGAAGTTCAAGGAGCGCTTCGTCGGCCAGCTTAAAGCCAATGAGGTCATGGTGCTGGATGGCGGTGCGAAATTTGAGACCTTCCAGTTCAACAGCAAGGACTCGGAATTTCTCGATAGCCGCAAGCTCTCGAATCTGGATGTCTGCCGGGTTTGGGGTGTTCCTCCGTCAGCGGTCGGAATCACTGACGATGCGACCTATTCGAATATTGGCGAAGAAAGCCGCGCTCTGGTGAATCGAGTCCTTGCGCCTTGGGCTAAGAGGTTCGAGTCGGTCTACAACGCCACGCTGCTTTCGCCTGAAGCTCGCAAGACACATTACATCGAGCATGACCTATCCGGCTTGCTTCGTGGTGATCTGGCTACCCGTTACGAGGCGTACCGCGTGGGCCGCGAAGCTGGCTTCCTGTCCGTCGATGAGATTCGCGGGTTCGAAAACATGAGCAAGGTCGAGGGCGGCGATACGTACATGCGGCCTTTGAACATGGCTCCGCTCGGTGTGACCCAAAACGCCCAGGCATCGGAGGCCACGCAATGACGGGCGGCGGCGATCTTCGCGGGGTTTTCGAATTTCGGAAGGCTGACGACGGTAACGACGGCTTCGGGGGCGTGATCCCCGGAGCCGGTCCCGTCACGACGATCTTCACCACGTCAGGCCGGATCGACGTTCGTAGTGGTGATGAAATGGTTTTGAACAACTTGCCTCGCGGCGTTTCCACCGTGGAAATCATCGTCCGTCAGCAGCCCGCCACCAAGGCCGTCAACACAACATGGAGCATCCGGGAAAAGCGTTCCGGGCGCTCTTACAACGTCAAGATGATGAAGCCAGACCAGAAAGGAGCTTTCATCACGTTTACAGCAGAAGGAGGCACGCCATGATTAACGTAAAGACGATCAGCATTGAACCGCTTGGCAGGAGCTACGACCGGGAGACCGGCGCGCGTCGTCTGGCGAAGATTCAGGTGTTCTTGCCCGACCTGCAAACGACGCTCCGAGATATCATCCTGACCCATGACCACGAAGTAGGTTTCGTGGCGACCCCTGAGCGGCCTAAGAAAGGCGCTGCGCCTATCCAGTGGGTGCGAGGCTCGGGATTCGCAAAAGCCGTCTCTGAGGCTGGTGCGGAAGCCTATAGCAGCATGCTTGCCGAAGACATCGCCGAACTGAAGGAGCTTTTCGAAGCCGCCTGA